ATGCAAGGGTTTTTCAGCAGCCTGCTAGGATGTTTGTTAGAATGCGCCTCGCTTAAGTTTGAAATTGTTGGAAATGCTATGACGGTAAAGACTCGGTTTGCACCCAGCCCAACGGGCTACCTGCACATTGGAGGCGCTCGTACGGCGTTGTTCTCTTGGTTGTACGCGCGGCGCCATGGAGGTCAGTTCGTGCTGCGTATTGAAGACACCGACTTGGAGCGCTCTACCGAGGAGTCTGTACAGGCGATTTTTGACGGTATGCGCTGGCTGGGTTTGGAGCACGATGAAGGGCCGTATTACCAAACTCAGCGCTTCGACCGCTACAAGGAGGTGATTGACCAATTACTGGCGGAGGGCAAGGCCTACCGCTGCATCTGTTCCCGAGAGCGCTTGGAGGCGCTGCGCGAGGAGCAAATGACAAACAAGCAAAAACCCCGCTATGACGGCTGTTGCCGCGACAAGGCTATCAGCGAACAAAGTGAAGCGCCCTATGTGGTTCGCTTTAAAAACCCGCAAGAGGGTGTCGTAGTAATCGAGGATGCAGTGAAGGGCGATATTTCCGTTTCCAATGCCGAGCTCGATGATTTGATTATTGCTCGTACGGATGGCACGCCGACTTACAATCTCACCGTAGTGGTCGACGATATGGACATGGGGATGACGCAAGTGATCCGCGGGGATGACCACGTCAACAACACGCCGCGACAAATTAACCTGTATAGAGCGCTGGGTGCCGAGCCACCGCAGTTTGCCCACGTGCCTATGATTCTTGGCGAGGATGGCAAGCGCCTTTCCAAGCGCCACGGGGCCGTGAGTGTGATGCAATACGAGGAGCAGGGTATCTTGCCCGAGGCGTTATTAAATTATTTAGTGCGTCTCGGTTGGTCTCATGGCGACCAAGAAATATTCAGCTTGGAGGAGATGATCGAACGGTTTGATTTGTCGGCGGTAAACCGTGCGCCCTCTACCTTTAATACGGAGAAGCTGCTGTGGGTTAACCAGCACTACATCAAACAGTGCGAATCGGAGCGCCTAGTGCGCTTGTTTGTCGATTATGCCGAGAGAGCGGGCTATGACGTCGAGCCGAGTCAGGCGCAGTCGGTTGTGGAAGCGCTGCGCGAGCGGGTGGATACTTTGGTGGACATGGTGAGTCAGGCGGCTCCTTTTATCGGTGATTTTGAAAGTTACGATGAAAAGGCGGCCAAAAAGCACTTGCGCCCCGTGTCCCTAGAACCATTGAAGGCATTGCGTGCGCGTTTTTCAGAGCAGGGCGAATGGCGGGGTGGCGAATTGCACGATGTGGTGCAAGGGGTGGCCGAGGCGTTAGAGGTCGGCATGGGAAAAGTCGGCATGCCTCTGCGCGTAGCGGTGTGCGGTACCGGTCAGTCGCCGTCCATGGATGTGACTTTGGAACTGGTGGGGCGCGAACGCTGCCTGCGCCGCCTCGATCGAGCGATTGATTTTGTCGAGAAAAAAATTGAGCAAAATGCTTGACGGCAGAGGGTGTTTGAGTAGAATACGCGCTCCACGCACAGTGGGGCTATAGCTCAGCTGGGAGAGCGCTACAATGGCATTGTAGAGGTCGGCGGTTCGATCCCGCCTAGCTCCACCAAATTGCTCTTGCATTTAGGCCGTGCGAGATAGAGCTAAGCGTGAACTCTGCGTCCCGTTCGTCTAGAGGCCTAGGACTCCGCCCTTTCACGGCGGCAACAGGGGTTCGAATCCCCTACGGGACGCCACTATACTAAAAAGCCGCTTCTTCGGAAGCGGCTTTTTTTATGCTCATATTGAGGCAGTTAGAATATGGTTCGCCGCATTGTTTTGTGTAAGGTGTTTTTGTGAATCAGCCCATTAGGCCCGCTCACCTCGATCGCACCCTATCCGTCGCGCCCATGATGGATTGGACGAGCAATAAATAAATCACTTCAAATTCATGGCCTTACAGGCCACGTAGTTTTTTCTTAGCAAAATATAAGCAAGCACTGGCTAAAAACGTCTACGCCAGCCGCGTGGCCGTGGCTGAGTCTTGGGCTAATGAATTATTGCTGAAACCTATCAACCGCCCCCTTTATTCATTTTTTAAGTTGACCGTCGGAAAAAGGTGATAAAGGTAACAGTAAATGAAAAACAAACATAACTATATGATATATAAAGAAAAAAACAGTTGAATACAAAGGTGATGAAAAGGTGATGAAAAGGTTACACATCACCTTTTGTTGAAGTCACTATTCAATTTGTTAAGATCTTTTAAAATCAATGACTTACAAGCGCGTCACCTTTTCATCACCTTGCATCACCTTTTAAAGGTTACAAATCACCCCTTTAAAATCAAATACTTAAGCCTGTTTTTGGCACTTGTAACCTTTGTTACCTTTTTCCGATGCCGAACTCAGATTTCAGGCGAATTACACCTGTTTCAGGTCATTAGCGGACAATTAGTCATAGGTGGCAACTATCGTTTCAACTGCAAAAATAAAGACACAAAAAGCTCGAGGGCGCGGCGAGGAGTCGATGGCGCGCGCTGGCTCGTGACGGGGATGGTTCTGTGGCTGTGCTTGCGTGTGCTTGTGCTAGGCAATAAAAAAGCCGTGACAGGCGTCACGGCTTGCGTTGGTCGAACTCGAGGCTCTCAGAGGATTTGAGAAGACGAAACTTAGTTCATGGTTGGCCCGAGATCGGTGAGCGAGTATTGATCAAACCTTACCACTTCTTCACCGAGCAAGTCGTTCAGCTCCAAAAACCGCTCTTTTAGTGGATCCAGTTCGTTCGTCACGAAGACCTTCGCCGCTTTTTCGACATCACCGAATCCGCCGGTGTTTGACGGGATGATTCCCATCAACTGAGGAGGCACCCGGTGGCCGGCGAGTTGGTCGTCGCGGCTGGTGTTCTTGATTTGCCAGAATTCATCCTTGGCGGCCACTTCACTCACAGGGATTACTTGAATCCCATCCTTTTTACCCTGGGGGGCGTACATAAATAGGTTTTTGAAGTTTCCAGGGCCTTTTGAGTCCTTCATCGCTTGCCGAAGGGCGTCGACATCGTCCTGGCTGTGAGCAGAGTCCGTCATATACATAATGAAGCCCGCGTGACTGCCATTTTCGTAATATTTTCTTCGGAAGAGGGTTGCTGACTCATTCAGGAGCACCGACTGCAGTGACCCTATATAGTCAGGCACACCGTAAACATCTTGGTTAATGTCTGGCTCCATGATGTGTACGATAGAGTTTGCCTCGAACTCCTCTTCGAGTCCGTGCGTGTGTGTCCACCAGTACGACTCTTCCTCGATGCCGACCCGCATATAGCGGGCTAAGCGGGGTTTAATTTTTAATAGCTCACCGAGACGGTTATCAACGCGCTCCGCGTACAGATTTCCATATACCAAATAATCCAACGCCAGCTTCGCAAAATCGGTGCGGCTCAAAAGCTTCGTCGGCATGAAGGTTTTTACTAAGATATTTCGCTTCACTTGCAGCGCCGATCCGTGATGTGGCGTTGCTCGGTAGAGCTTTGAAAGACCACGCATATCAAACGGCGGTTCATAGTAGCGGGAAAACGGCATGCAGCCGGTGTACATCAAGTCGTACACACTCAATACAGGCTTAGGGTCGCCAAATGAAAACTGGATGGGATCGCTCATTCGTATATCTCAATAATTGAACCAGAGGCACCCTCGGATGGGCCCTCAAGCGGCTCGTTAAAAATAGCGTGCATCGTTGCCCAGGCCAGCTCAGCGTGGCCGGTGTCTTTTCGGCGGCCCGCGATATAAGTCACGCGCCGACCGGTATCAGTCATCGCTCGACGAATTGCCATGAAACTCTGGGCCAAATCAGACCAGCCAGCATCAAACTCAAGGCGCTGATGATCGATGACATTGAGTGTCTTCATGACCATCTGAGCTTTCAGTTCAGGGCTATAGTTCAGGCGCCGAACGCAAGGCAATTTTTTCTCTACCAATTCAGCTACAGCGGCACCAGCACCGGTCGTATCAATGCCGCAGTATTCAATCTGGTACCGAGAGCGCAGTGCCAAAATGAAATTGGCCTGGGCCTCATAGTCCATGCCCCGCAATCGGTGTTTTTCGATAATCCGGTGCTTTTGGCTCTTGCTCTTGGAGGGTGAGAGCACAATTAACCCAGCGCCATCGCCCTGCTCAGAATCACTCGATGGGTCGTAGCCCACCCATACAGGACTATCGCCCAACGGCTTGGCAGCAAACGGCTTCAAGTCACGCCACTGAATCCAGCTATCGATCATGCATGCCTGTAGCTTAGGCAGCGGAAACACCGAAAGCGTGTCATCCATAAACTCGCACATAAGCAAGTTTTGCCACTCCTCGTGGCTGTACTCCTGCCGCAAATCGTCAAGATCAAACAAATCACATCCGCCGCGGATAGCGTCTTCAACAGTCACAATTTGGCGCCACTGTTTATCGGGACACAGCGCGCCTTTAGCCAATGCCTCATGTGACACATCAAAATCAACTCTTTGGTCTTTGGGGCGGCGTTTCTTCCAATCTTCGCCAGACCAAAACGGATAAGCCTCATGGGTTAATGCAGAAGGGGTAGAAAAGTAAGTTCGCTTCCACTGCTTGTGCATCGCCATTCCCGATGTCACCTTCTTGAACTCTTTGAATCGTCCGATCCAAAAATACTCATCCATGTATACATCACCGTGATAGCCTTGGGCGGTTTGTGCGTTTGTACCTAAAAAATAAAGCTCAGCACCATTGGGCAGTCGGATGGGGTCTCCCTTCAGTTCGATACCTGTCTCAGCCAGTACAAACTTCACAATATATGATCGGAATATGTGAGCCTGTGCTTTAGAGGCACTTAGAAAAATTTTATTCTTACCCGTCTCCAAGGCATCACAAATAGCCTCTCGCGCAAAAAACCAAGTCGCCCCAATCTGTCGCGACTTTAAAATGTTCCGGTTGCGGTGGTTCTTGCCCGCCTGGTACCAAACTCGCTGATAATCAAAGAGCTCCTCTTCAAATTTTTCAATGACCTGAATCACGCCTTCGTCGGGCACATCATTTTTAGGCTTAAAGTTCTTTGGCCCTTTATTTCTGTTTTTTACTTTCGGGTTCAGGTCAGCCTCGTTGCCCCCATTGTTATATTTATTCACACGGGCCAAGCGTTCTTGCTGCCTCATTAGCAAGTCAATCTCTTTAAAATCCTTGCCTGCCTTGTCCTCTTTGGCAATTAATTGAACCAGTCGATCTTCAAGCGTCGCCTCAATCCGAGAAATCGGCGCAGCTTTCTCCCACTCGCCACGGCGCTTCCATGCGTAAACACGTTGGTATTTAATATCTAGCTCATCGCTAATCTGTTGAATGCCCCAGCCCTGCCAATAGAGCGCACGCGCCCTATTGCGCAGTCCATCAACGTCAGCATCTTTCTCAGTAATGGTGGTCATGGGCCTTAGTGTGCAGCCACAAAAGCCGATGCCTCACCCTCTCTAGCTGTAAACCGCTCACTTACAACTGCACTCGCTTGGCAAGCAAGGGCTATCAGGCCGATTCTGTGCCCAAACGCACACCCTAAGAGGCCACCATGCTCAAGAAAAAATTCCGAATTGCCCGAGAAGGCGCCACCACCGACGGACGCACAATCACACGCGAGTGGATTGAACAGATGGCCGCTAACTACAACCCTGAAACTTACGGCGCCCGCATCAATATCGAGCATCTTCGCGGCCTATTCCCGGACGGCCCGCTTCCCATGCTCGGTGATGTACTCAGTCTGACCACAGAAGAGCATGACGGAAAGCTGGCCTTGGTAGCCGAGCTGGCCCCCACGGAAGAACTAATCGCGTATTCACGAAAGCGGCAAAAAGTTTACACCTCAATCGAAGTGGATCCTGAATTTGCTGATACCGGCGAAGCCTACCTAGTCGGTCTGGCGGTAACTGATAGCCCCGCTAGTCTGGGTACCGAAATGCTGCAGTTCAGCGCGGAGCAGAAGCAGAACCCGTTGGCCACTCGCAAGCAGTCCCCCAGCAACCTGTTCACAGCGGCCATGGAAGTGGAAATGGACTTCAGCGACGAGCCCGAGAAGCCCAACAAACTGAGCGCCATGGTCAAGCAGCTGTTCAAGCGCACCGAGAAAAACAGCACAGACATGGAGTCTTTTACCAAAGACCTTGAGTCAGCAATGACCCAAATCGTCGAAAAAATTGGCGAGTACCACGAAGCTTCCGCTACAGCGGAAGAGTTCAACAAACTTAAATCAGAGCACGAGGCGCTGAAAGAAGAGTTCAAAGCGCTCACCGAGAAGCTATCCAGTCAACCTCAACACCGCAGTAAACAATTTGGCCGTGCCGACGGCAATGGCGGTGTAGAGCAAACCGATTGTTAATCGTTAACAGCCAAACGCTCTAGTAGCCAATATTTAAACAAACACACAGGCCAAAAAAATGCGCAACAATACACGCAAGAACTTCGAACAATATACGCATCGCATCGCTGAACTTAACGGTGTCAGCGACGCAACAAAAACTTTCAGCGTCGACCCAACCGTGCAACAAACACTCGAGCGCCGCATGCAGGAATCTAGTGAATTCCTATCGCGCATCAATGTGATTGGCGTCGATGAGCTCAAAGGCGAAAAGGTCGGACTAGGCGTATCAGGCCCCATCGCTGGCCGTACCGATGTGTCATCCAACGACCGCGCACCGCGTGATGTTTCGGCACTGTCAAAAGATGGCTACGAATGCGCGCTCACCGAATTCGACACATTCATTGGCTATGCCATGCTCGATGCATGGGCCAAGTTCCCTCAATTTCAATCAATGCTTCGTGATCAAATCCTTGTTCGCCAAGCGCTTGATCGCATCATGATCGGCTTTAACGGCACCAGTGCTGCCACTGAAAGCAATCGGGTGGCAAACCCCTTACTGCAAGATGTCAACATCGGCTGGCTTGAAAAATACCGCACCCATGCGGCGAGTCGTGTACTTACAGAAGGCGGCCAAGCGGGTGTGGTTGGTGTAGGAAGCGGAGCTGCTGCCGACTACAAAAACCTCGACGCGCTAGTGTTCGATGCAGTCAACGAGCTGATTGACCCCTGGCATCGCGAGTCGACCGATTTAGTCGTGGTAGTGGGCCGTAAACTAATGGCCGATAAATACTTCCCGCTTATCAACGCCGATAACGCACCCAGCGAGCATCAGGCGCTTGATATGCTGGTTTCGCAAAAACGCCTAGGTGGCTTGCAAGCGGTTCGCGTTCCCTACATGCCCGATGGCACCTTAATGGTCACATCGCTGAGCAACCTTTCGCTGTACTGGCAAGAGGGCGCCCGCCGTCGTCACATCATCGAAAACCCACGCCGTAACCGCATTGAAAACTTCGAAAGCTCCAACGACGCCTATGTCGTTGAAGATTACGGCTTCGGCTGCGTCGTCGAAAACATCACAGAAGTGAACGCATAATGGTCTCACCAGCACGCAAACACTTCATGAAATCCTCAGCTGCGCAAGCCGCAGCTGAGGCCGAGGCACAGCAGCCACAAACGGGCGACGCCTACGAGCTCATGTTTGCTGCGCTCGTTGAAGACCGTCGCCGCCTGAAAGACATTCAGTCTATTGAGCGAAAAATCGAGCTCAAGGCCGAACTGCTGCCTAATTATGAATCGTATGTTCTAGGTGTCCTAGAAGAGGGCAGCGGAGCTCAAGACGATGTTCTAATGACGGTGATGATTTGGTGCCTCGATGTTGGTCGCATCGATCTTGCGTTAAATATTGGCGAATACGCCATGGAGCACGAGCTAAAAAGCCCCGAGGCGTACCAGCGTGAAGTGCCATCTATACTGGTCGAAGAGCTAGCCGATCACTACCTGCGCAATGAACGTTATCGCCCCAAATTTGAAAATGGCGATCTCATCGTTCCCGATGAAGATTCTTGGCAAGATGAAATCAACCAAGTTATTCAGCACCTAAAGGTTGTTGATCGCATTACCGAGCACGCGGACATGCACGATCAAATCCGTGCCAAACATCAAAAAGCACTCGGTTGGGCATACAGCTTAACCGGCCAATTTGATGCAGCACTCGAATCACTTAACCGCGCGTTACAACTCGATAAAAACGCCGGTGTTAAAAAAGACATCGAGCGACTGCAAAAGCTGCGGTCAAGCTCGTGACCAGGTCGATCTCCTCGACGCCGCGCGGCGCGGGGGTAGCGACTTTCCCAAATGGTGAAAGTAACGCAACACCCCCGCCCACCGCGCTCTATTAATCTAAATGGGGCATCATGAGTAACAGCTTCAACGCACACAATGCACCATCACCTGAGCCGCCCGAAGATCGCACCGTGGTTAATCACCCATGGTATCCCGATCTGTCGTTAAACAGTTTTCGGACAGCACAGCGCGTTGATCATGTAGCCACCGACGACCGCATCGAGCACGCACTCCAGTTGTCTGTTATCGAAGTAAACCACCGCCTCATGCCGTGGATGGCTGAGCAGCAATCCGCTGGTGCCTCTGATCTCTCTGAGGTAGAAGAGCGCCCTGGGCAACCCGCAGGCGCCGTTGAAAATCTTTACTTTCGGGCGGTTTGGTCATTGGCTAAAGCCAGTCTAATTGAGCGCTATCGAGACTACGACACCACCCGCAGTGGTGCCGACCAAGCCGAAGAGCTAGAAGACTCAATCGGCGAGCTTCGGCGCGATGCCGCCTGGGCTATTAACGACATCATGAAAAAGCCGCGTGTCACGGTGGAGTTGATCTAATGATTGATCAAATCACTGCACAGCAAGGCGACACAATCGACCTCATCTGCTACCGCCACTACGGTCGCACCGCTGGAATTACCGAAGCAGTCATTGAAGCTAATCCCGGTGTCGAAAATTTCACAGGCGTTATCCCTCAAGGCACCGTAATTAACCTGCCTATTGATACAGCGGCCGAAACAACGACAACATCACAGCTCTGGGATTAACAATGGCAGAACCTTCATCAACAACTGTCGCCGTCAGCACTGCCACCGGCATCACATTAACTAGCCTATTAACAGGCCTAGACCCCAACTTGCTTATAGGTAGTGCAGCGGGGGCCAGCTTGTTCGTTATGAGCGCGTCTGACCTAGGTGTGCTCACGCGCTTGATTTACCTCTGCATCAGTTTAGGCATGGGGTACATCGGCGGCGAGGCCGTACTCGGACATATATTCGGCGAGCCTGCTGTCGCAGCTTTTGTTTTCTCGGCGTGCGTCGTTGGCCTAGGGCAGAAGCTCATCAAAAGCGTCGACAAAATCGACATCAACAACTGGTTAAGGCCTCCAAAGTAATGCAAATGCTAATCGCAATTTCTAATCTTTGTGCTGCCATTGCATGTTTAGTGGTAGCCATCCGATTATTAACTTTCCGCCGACGCAATCGTCGGTATCGCCCGCTTGTCTCCTTTATTGCTTGGCTGCTCATTAACATCTGTTTAGTGGGTAGTGTTTGGCTTTTTGTCGTCGGCATTAGCTATCTGCCATTGGCGGTTGGTATCGCGCTTCTCTCAGTCTATCTGGCTGTGCGATCGGTCATCGCGAAAGGCAATGTCGCACTGCTGCTAGAAGGGGCTTTACCATGAACATTAATTGGGATGATTATCCAAATTTTTCAGAGCACGAATTCACCTGCTCAGAAACGGGCGAATGCGACATGGATCCCGCGTTCATGTCAAAACTGCAGCAACTTAGAACTGAGCTAGGAAAGCCCATCAATCCCTCATCGGGATATCGCAGCCCCAGCCACAGTGCAGAGCGAAAAAAAGACCAACCCGGTGCACACCCTCGTGGTTGCGCGGTCGACTTCCCAGTGCGCAATCCCGATGCGCACAAAGTCGTCGAGCTCGCCTTAAAGTTGGGATTTACAGGCATTGGCATCAGCCAAAAGCCTGGTCGCCCACGCTATATCCACCTCGACACATGGGCCGTTAGAAAAGCGATCTGGAGCTACTGAATGCAATTCAAAATCATAGCGGCCGCCTTAATTGTCATTACCGCATTGCTGGGCGCCATTGGCTTTGTGTGGCAGCAAACCCGCGTCATGGGGCAAAAAATGGAAACGCTCGATCAAACCATTGGCACGCTTCAGCAAAGCCTTAAATCTGCCAATGGCACCATCATTACTCTCCAGCAGCAAAACGCAGAGCGCGCCCAGCAACAAGCCACATTAAGGCAGGCGCTCGAACGCTCTCAGTCAGACGCCAATCAACGAATCCAAAAACTAAAGGCACTACAAGATGAACAGCTCAATGCCTGGTCTAGCCAGCCTCTGCCTAATCCTATTAAGCGCCTGCGCCAGCGCCCCTCCATCCGCGGAGCCAACGCCTACCGTCATTACTTGCGCGACACCGAGCCCTTGCCAGCTCTCGCCCAGTAACCCAGCAACGGCAGGCGATTTAAACCTACTTATTGAGAAAACCGAGTCTGATTGGCTCAGGTGTGCAATCAAGGTCGACAGCCTCATTGAATGCCACGAGAACCACGCCAGCGCCCAACTCAAAAAAGATCAACCCAATCATGAATAAGCTTGCCGATCTCCGCGCATACCTACTCAAGCGAATACCTGTCCTAGCGCGCGACCCAGAGCGTCTGCTCACCTTCGTTGAAAATGGTGAAATCACCGCCCATGACGGCGATAACTACAGCCACCACTACAATATGCCAGTCCGCATAGTTATTACGGACTGGTCGTCGTCAGCCGACGATATCGTTTTACCACTACTCGAATGGATAAAGGTGCGCGAACCGGGCTACAACCCGCATGAGGTACTGCGCTTTGAAACTGAGATTCTCGACAACGAGAAAATGGATCTACTGTTCGAGTTGCGCATCACTGAGCGAGTCATCGTTACCAATGAGGACGGAACCCGCAAAATTAACCACGTGTTGCCAGACCAGCCCATCGCCATGGACGATGATGCCGCGCTAGAAACGTCTGCCAGCGGGCCATCGCCAGAAGACAGCATCATCCAATCGCCGCAGTAATGGAAGATGACTTCGAAAAACTGGCCAACTGGCTAGGGCCACTCATCAAAAGCCTAGAGCCAAAAGCGCAGCGCCAACTCAGTTTGTCGTTAGCGCGAACCATGCGCGACCAGAATAAAGATCGCATCAAACGCCAAGTCAGCCCCGATGGTCAGTCCTTCGAGCCAAAAAAACGAGGCCCCAACGGGCGCCTGCGCCGCCGCAATGGAATTCGCAGCAAAATCATGTTCAAGAAGCTACGAACGGCAAAATACATGAAAGCCGAAGCCACAGCTGAGGGTGCTGTCGTTCGTTTTGCAGGTCGCGCGGCCCGCATCGCCAACGTTCACCATCATGGTCTACGCGAACGCTTGGGTAAAAACCGTACAATCTATGACTTCCCAGAGCGAGAATTGCTGGGCTTCGCCAAAAGCGACATCGCGGCGCTAGAGAGGCTCATCCTGTCACACCTCGACAAGCTGTAAACCAATCACTTACAACTCACCCCGCTCGCAGCCAATTCATTAGCTGGCGACCATAGCTCTATGCTGAATAATCCTGCCGAGCTATTGCGCCTGCTCAACAATATCGTTCGAACAGGCACCATCACAGAGGTCGACGCCCAGTCCGCAAAAGCACGGGTTAAAACGGGCGATAATGATACGACTTGGCTACCATGGCTGGCCTCGCGCGCAGCCACTACAGCCCATTGGTCACCCCCTCAAATCGGTGAACAGGTGGTTTTGCTCAGCCCCGAGGGCGATCTTTCTCAAGCGATTATCATCACCGGTCTTTACAGCGACGCGAATCCAGCGCCCAGCTCCAACATCAACGCACATCGCCGCGAATTCCCCGACGGCACCCATGTGGAATACGACCATCAGGCACACACCCTCACGATCGACATTCGTGGTGATGTCTCTCTCGTAGTAACAGGGAATGTCGATCTAATCGTCGACGGTGACCTCACGGCAGAAGTCGGCGGGAGTCTCCTTGCCGATGTTGGCGATACCGCTGCAATCACAGCAGGCAGCACCGCCACCGTCGACGCACCGCTCATCGAGCACAACGGCGGCGCTGGTGTGGTAACAGGGGCGCATGTCTGCCAATTCACGGGCAATCCACATTCTCACTGCTCCACCACCGTTAAGGCAGGGCAGTAGATATGGCAATGAATAGCACCGCCCTCGCCAGTCTCATAGAGGCCAAGCTGCAAGCCGCTGGCTTTGACACACAAAATCAACACAGCGACATCCAAGCCCTATGCACGGCTGTGGCCGAGGCTGTGGTAGAGCATATTCACGCCACCGCCACGGCCAATGTCAGCAGTGGCAGTAGCAGTGGGAGTTGGCCAGTCACATGAGCGGAATGAACGCACAAACAGGTCAGCAGCTGGACGGCCTAGCGCACATTCAGCAGTCCGTGCAAGACATCCTAACCACGCCGGTGGGCAGTCGAGTCATGCGCCGTGAGTACGGCTCATTCCTGCCCGACCTCATCGATGCACCCACTAACGAAGCGGCCCTACTACAAGCTTACGCGGCCTCAGCAATGGCGCTGGCTCAGTGGGAACCACGAATCGAGTTGAATTCCATAAAGGCGGTTACCGATGAATCAAAGCAGGGTGGAGTCACCTTAGAACTCGATGTCATTCGCTACGACACGGGCACTCCAGAACGAGCAAAACTAGAGGTGCGCACATGACGCAGTCCAATACCATCGATCTATCAAAACTGCCTGCTCCCGATGTCGTCGAGCCACTCGATTACGAAACACTGTTCGCACAACGAAAGGCCGAGCTGCTCACCATCATGCCAGAGCTGGCCGATACGCTAGCGCTAGAGTCAGAGCCGCTCACCATCCAGCTACAAGTCAGCGCGTACCGAGAGCTCAACCTGCGGCAGCGTATTAACCAAGCAGCCAAATCCGTTATGTTGGCCTATGCCGTCGACGCTGATTTAGAGAACTTGGGTGCTTTACTTGGTGTACCAAGGCTCACATTGGTCGAAGCCGACCCAAGTGCCAACCCACCCATCGAAGCGGTGCTCGAATCAAACACTGCCTACCGTGAGCGGATCCAGCTCAGCCTAGACGGTCTCTCCACTGCGGGCCCAGAGCAAGGCTATGTATACCACGCCCGTAGCGCAGACCCCCGCGTAAAAGATGCCAAGGTAGACGCGCCCACATTCACTCGCGCTACGCTCGATCCCGGTGTCGAAGCCACACTGCCAGCAGGCGCCATTGTGCTCATACCCTCTTACGATGCGGGCTTAGCTGAGCCATCGCCTGGTGATGTTGTCATTAGTGTCCTCAGCAACAATGGTGACGGCACAGCGCCAAGCGACCTTCTCACAGCGGTAGAAAGTGCTGTCAACGGAGAAGACACCCGCCCCACGACCGATCATGTCATTGTTCAAAGTGCCACCATCATCAACTATACCGTTGAGGCTGAGCTCACTATTTACCCAGGGCCCGATGGCACCACAGTGCTGGAATCTGCACAGCAAGCCGTCGCCGCCTATGTGTCCGACAACCACCGTTTAGGCCGCGACATTACCATTAGCGGACTGCATGCCGCCCTGCATAAAGAGGGCGTCCAAAATGTCGCGCTCACTGCACCAGTGGCAGATATAGAGGTCTCTAAATCAGAGGCCGCCTACTGCACCGCAATCGACATAACACTCGGTGGCACCGATGAATGACACGCTGCTGCCACCTAAAAGCACACCACTACAACGTGCGTTGGAAACTACGCTGCACCAAGAAGTGGCTGTCGACGTACCTATTAAAACGCTTTGGAATCCCGACACCTGCCCAGAGCCATTGTTGCCGTGGCTTGCTTGGTCATTAAGTGTTGACCGATGGGACACCAACTGGTCTGCCACACAAAAGCGCGGCGTCATCAAAGCGGCAGTAGAGCTGCATAAAAAAAACGGCACACCCAGTGCCGTCAAGCGCTCAATCGAGGCACTCGGGTTTAGCGCCAAACTCATCGAATGGTTCAACAGCCCAGAGCTAGCCCCGCACAGCTTCCGTGTTGAGTTCGAGTTTGACGGCAACAGTGACGGAGTCAGCCAATCGCTTTACACAGAGTTAGTCAATGTCGTGGTGGCCGCTAAGTCTAGGCGCTCAAACCTAGAATCATTTGGATTTACAGCGCGCAGCTCAGCCACTCAAACCATCGCCGCAGCCACAGTCGCTGGTACCAGTACCGATATTTTCCCTTGGTCGGTGATGGGGCCACTCATTTTCAGTAATCACCTACATCAAATCGTCGAGCACGACCTATATCACGCACTGGAGAACCTCTCATGAGCCAAGTCCACGAGCAATTCATCGCCATCGTTCAGCAAATCGCAGAAGACAAAGAAAAGCTGCACGCCTTCGTCAACGGTACAGCAGAAGAGGTTATCGTAACCGACGAAGGCCCCATCCCCACATTAGCGGGCATCTATGCAGAAATGGCCAGCAACCAAGGTGGCGGTGGGGGGCTATCCCTATCAGAAGAAGAGGTAGCGCTCATTGCGCACAGCGCAACACCAGAATGGACGCCTACCGATGAAATGGTCGCTGCATCGGTTAATTACAACGACGACGGCGCATCGATGCCTGGTATCTCCGTCGTTACGGATAACGAAGATCTTGTGCAGTACGAGTACAGCGACGATCAGTACCCCATCGCTGTTGCGAAGATTTTGCCCACGGTTCCTCTCGACGGAAAGGTGGTCAAGGTGGATTCCAGTTCAACCAGTTTTATGGCTGTACTCGCCGATTCGACGCTCACTGCGACGGAAGCATTTGACGAGGTCAGCGTTAGCGATGCCAGCAATAAAATCTACCTGCAGGCACAAGGTGGCAATTTTATTGTAATGAATAATGGTAATTCGGAGCTAATGGTCACCTGTGACCTACCTGCCTATGTCACATTTAATGGCGGGGCGAATGCGCTGGTGATCTCGGTGTACGACAACGCTGGCTCGCTGGTTGGATCTACCAGTGCCTTGGACATTTCTGCCCTGCCATCTCGTGCATGGTTCTCTGTCATGGGAAATCAGGTTGGGTATGTATTAAACGATACCCAAACTACCGATTTCTCAGCCGCAGGCTGGGCGGGGATTGAAAGCCCCGCAACCGAGGGAAATAGCACTCAGTTAGTAGCTCCAGAAGGCGCTGAAGGGTCAGGTCGAGAGTATGTAATTGCCGAAGACGCAACGGCAGCAGGTATTGACTTTAAAGCAGGCGAATACTGGCGCTTCCCCAAAACAGGGGAGGCCCCCATTCGTTTTGCGACTGCCGCCGAGGCACAGGCCGCATTCAATAAGGCAACTGAAGCTCTTACATCCGCAGTTGTGGCACAAGCCATAGCCGAAAGCGCCGAGACAGCGGCTAACAATGCTCAAACAGCAGCAGATAGTGCTCAGTCCACAGCTGATAATGCTCAATCAGCTGCAGGCAATTCGCAGCAGACGGCGGATAACGCCTACGCCCTGGCTGAAAGCGTAGAAGCCTTGGCTACTGGCAGTCGCCGTAATGCTCACACAGGACTGTCGGTTTTTGCACCTGTAAAAGGTGACGGAACAGTTAGCACCAACTTCACGATCACAACTAATACAGATGCTGTTATTTCTAATGTAGATAACTATCAATTCTCATTGGAACTAGATCCAAATAATGTCACGCACTCAACTATGGCTACCGCAGAGCTGGATCAAGCGATTATGCCAAATGAAGACTTCAAGTTTTTGACGGTGAAATTCAAGGAAGGCTCAAGCGGAAGCGGTCAAGCAAGCCAAATCACCATCAATGATGGCGGAAGTTATTATCTTTTCGACATCTCAAATTATAATTTTAGATATAGAGTAGGCTCTAGTACTGTCAACAGAAACCTTCAAACAAGGGACGGCAACTCGTGGGGAGGTGGCACTAATGCAGATGCCGTCTATCAGGTGGGCTTTGGCAAGATTGCCGGGAAGTTGCACTTCCTGATTCTCTCCGAAACCAACTCGCTAATTGATCGGGTGGAAATTTCAGAGGCTGACTATGATTTTGTAACGCCTCTAACCATTTCGGCTAGAGCTTCACATTATAACAAGGTTGAAATTTGCGCACCGAACGAAGCAGTCAATTTTCCAATCGATCAGTCTAATGGCGTTCCTGCTCAATACCTTGTCAAAGAAGGCACTGTACAAAAAATGCCGATCAATGGCATTTTTTATAACTTCATAAATGACCGAATAGAGGCCTATTTCAGGGGCCAGGTATGGTTGCCCAGCCTATCTTCCTACCGGTTTAGCAAAAAGCGTGAGGTGGCCGGAACCTCGACAACGCTAACCCAAGCGGATGCCGGTGGCGTAATCCTATTTGATACAGCAGACCCGTGCTCCATCAATCTTCCCGAGTTCTCCACGGAGCATATCGACGAACTATCTCGCTTCAAATTCAGAAACAAACAGGGCGGCGCTATTTCTCTGGTTACACAGGGTACAGACACGCTCACTGGCGGCAGTGTCACTAGTGACTCTACGCAACTCAATGAGGTCTACATAGAGACGACTGGTATCCCGAATAATTGGGTAGCAGATGGCAGCTTTACATAGGAATCGACATGGCATTTTATACCCGACTGACTCAAATCGGTCGCGCTAAAGTCGCGGCCGCCATTGCCAACGAATCACCGTTAGAGATCACCGAAATGGCGCTCGGTGACGGCAACGGTAACGCGGTTCAAGAGCCCACTGGAAATGAAACCGAACTTGTCCGTGAGGTTTACCGTAACAACTTGAATCGCCTAGAGCGCCTTTCAGACCTTGATGAATACATCGAGGCCGAGATCCTCGTCGCAGCCGAG